TTACTTGCAGCGCTCCAGTTCCTCTTTGGCGTCCTTTCTCTGTTTGTCGATATGGTCGGCCAAGTCCTGAACATGCACCAGGCGCGGTGCCTTCTGGGTGTTACCGATCCGGAATGTGGCAATTGGCAATTTACCTTCGGCGGCTTTTTGATCCGCCGTCGATGGCCGCATACCAAGATACTTCTCGGCAATATCGGATAGGGGGATATTAACCTTTTCGAACTCAGCCATCAGCAAAAACATCGTGTTCACTTTGTCACCTCCACGAGATAGCCTTGTTTCTCAATGTACCGGGTCAGCTCTTTGGCATGGAACAGATTCGGCCCCATACCCCATAAACGAAATGGCTCAGGCAGGTGCACCGTTGGCTTTTCCTGACCGCATACCTGGTCGATAAACTCATCCACCAGGGCATCATTGGCTTCTTCCTGGCTTGCCCGAAGCTCTGCAGATATCTTGCAGGCCAGATACACATCAGCTGGTACATGCGGCCTTAGCTCGTGAACGAGAAAATCATTGCGGCGACAGTTTAGCCTCACGTTCTGCTCCTTTTCGGCTTGCCGCAAAACAGATAATTTCCCCTGTATGGCTTTACTAACGTGCTTACACTTGCGCAGGGCTAAGTTAGCCCGGAAGCGCCAATCCTTGTCACCGGCGCTATATTCCAACTGCATCTTGATGTCATCAATGCTCAACGTGATATCGGAGAGCGCCTGCAGGCAATCGCTGATTGTGTGTAGTTCATCAACTTCAATGCGTTTATTCATGGTTACACCCCAGCCTCGTAGCAAGCCCGCATCAGCCGGTGCAAGCGAGTAAAATCTTTAGAACGGTAAATTTCCACCCATTCATCCCAATGAGCAGCCACAACAGCCCAATTATTGCCGTGCTGTGACATGTCACCGATCTTTTCAGCCAGCCCCGGCACCGCATTAACCAGGCGCAGACAGCGGCCAAAATCGGCCGGGTCGCGTGGGTAATGGTTTTCCGCCTTGAACTCACCGGTAAGAACGGACGCCATAAATTTACTGCTTAACCCGGTGTCGTCGCTGGCCAGCCACGCGGCGATCCCCATTCCTAGTGAAGCCTTAACTACCGGCTTGGCGAACTCGTCGCAGATATCATTTGCTGCTTTAGTGATGGCGTTGAACCATCTTGCCTCAAAGCCGATACCTGGATGCTGGCGATCGATCTCAGCCGTTATCGCGGCGAAAAGCTTAATTTGGTTCAGTTGTATGCTCATTGGCCTGCCTCTGGCGTGTAGGCGGCTTTGTCGTGGCTATACTCACCATTCCATGTTGCCTTCATTGGCAGTTCGCCTTTCATGTAAAGCGCGTACAGGCGGTGGCAGCCCTTTTCAAGCAGCACAGGTGTTTTCTTGGTGAATGCCTCTTTACCGTGTGGCTTGATCTCCATTTCGTCTTCGGTGAGGTAGGTGTCTCGCGCATAGGAGGCAACGCGCCAGCGGGCGCTTTTCTCTGGATCGCGCTGTTCATTGAAAAGCCAATTTCGCTCACAGGCCCACCACATCATTTTGTTGATGTTGACGCCGTTCAGGCATTTGCAGAACGCCGGGATCGTCATGCCTTTGGTGAAGTGTTTTTCCAGGCTTTCAACCGTGGCGTTGAGATGCTTATTTTCCAGAGCGGTAGCTTCTGCCCGTTCCTCGGCTTCAATAACCATAAGGGCCAACGCCTTTCGGCTGATAGCTGACTGGTCTACAGGCACCGGCAGTGCTTCGCGCCGGGTGAAGTAAAACTCGGTCAGATCGTTGAAGTAATCCCAAGCCCGATCGGTTACCAGCATTTTCGAGTGGTTGGCAGCACCTCTCTCTGTCCACAGGATCAGGCTGCGAGCATTTTTACCAACTAACCCGATAACTTCGGGCCTGTTCTTTAAGTTGCGAAGCTCATTACCTTCCACCGTGAAAAAGTGTTTACCCTCAATAAACCGCTGCCGGTTATTCTGGAAGTTATCTTGAATGTTTTTGACACTAGCTCCGTAACCAGCCGCCAATTGCTCGGTAGTCACCACGCGCTGCCCGCGGTACTCAATGATCTGCAGGTCTTTGGCCTCGACGGCCACAAGCTCAGTTTTTTTAGCCATGCTTAATTTCTCCGCTGGTGGTCTTGTTGATGTGGCTGCCGAGTGCCTCGGCCGTCCGTTTATTCGCTTTTGTCACTTCGGCGCGCTGTTGGCGTTCCTTTGTTTTTTTCGCCCATGCATCACTGCGCGCGTCCAGAGTTCGACTTTTGTCACAACGATCCGCCCGGACTTCTGCCCAGTCTTGGTTTATCGGCTTCATTGCTACCGCGCTGGCCTGACGCCAGAACGTGGCCGCAAGGTCTAACTGTCCGGCCTGTTCGAACTTGATCGCCTGGTTGGCGTTGAGCATGTAGGGGCTGAGTTTCATTTGGCCCCCTCGATTGGTTGACTGTTGATGTGATCCCGGATTGACTCAGGCACACCCTGGAGCAGCGTGAGAACGGCACACACCAAGGCTAACTCCCCCTCATCGGCTGGATCGCTTTCCAGCCAAACACTCAGCACCGCCTGTGCCTGCTCGGTACGACATTGGGCATCAATTAGTTCCATCACTTGCTCCCCCGTTTTGCCTGTTCTTCAATCAACCAAGCAGCCACGCGGCCAGTGAGAGTGCTCAACAGAGAAGCCACAGCGCTAACCTCGCAATCTTGCAGGCTGTGAGGATGGCTCTCTAGCAGGCGGCACACGATCTCGGCCTGTTCGGCGTTCTCAGCTGCCTGGGCTAAGGTGATTTCTTGGCTCATGGTTTTTCCTCCGTGAAGGTGTTGGCGATGTCGTAAATAACGCCTAGCAGCTCGGCCTGCACGGCCCTTTCGTTGTCGTTTGCTGTCAGGTACAAGGCGGCGTCCATGAGAAGCACGATCTTTGCTAAGGCATCGAGTGCGCGAAGGTTCTTGGGCGTTCTCGGTTCGGTTGCGCTCTTAGTTGCCATCAGTGCACCACCTGCAGGGTGGTGTCCCCTGGATTCTCTAAAGCGTCCGAGACGGCAGCAGCCATCATTTCTTCCATTACGGTTGCACCCAGCGGCGTTAACTTGTGCAGGCTGGAGAGCATCCGGTCATACAGAGTCTCAATGCTGCTTTGCCCACCGACCCGGCCAAACTCTGCATAGCCTGGTTGCTCGATCATGGAAGTCATGCACTGCTCAAGGCTTTTCAGGGTGATGTCGGCACGTACGGCCTTACCCTTGGGCAAAACCAACTCCACCCATTGCCCGCCATAATGGCGCTGGCAGAAATCCAGATAGGCTTTAGCAATCCGCCCCCGATTTAATTCGATTTTGTTAATCGCATCTTTCATGGTTAATTACCTTTTTCCTGCTTTCCGGCGTGGAGATTCCCAGCCTGAAGGCTGTAATTAAATTTATTTATGGGTTACTTAATTAAATCCACCGTAACCAGAGATAAGGTCTAAACCTTTTACTTTTTATTATTGTTTCGTCTGTCCCTTTCGCAATCAGCCTCCTGACCAACAAAACTAAGGGCTTCGGCCATTCGAGGTGCTTCACGAAGAAATAGACCAATGTTTGAAAGTGTCGCCCTCATGTCAGACTCACAAAAAGAATCATTCTCCGATGCCCAGAACGATAGTTCACCGATGGCGCTAATACCGCTGTATAGCGCATCTGACGCACTGCAACCGTTGCGAGAAATAGAAGATAACTGCACGTCAGTGGCTTCTTGAATGTTAATTGAGGTTATCGCGTGATAAATGTCGCTCATGATTTTTCCCCCACGGGTGGGGTAACTGTCCAGCCCGCGCGCTCAGCAAGTTCAATAAAAGTTCCCATGGTTGCCGTAATTTCCTCTGGCGCATATGGGCGGTATGCTTTTAGTTTTCCATCCTCAACATAAATCGTTAAGCGCCCGCTAAACTCTGGTGCAACGTGAATGATAACTTCATTCAGCACGGATTTTGTTGCTTTGCTCAGGGAGCCAGACTCCGCTGCCGATTCAATGCCCATTAAGGTTTCAGCTCTATTTTTATTAGCGCTGCTTAAAAGGAGTAACTCATTCAACAAGCCTTGAAATCTACCAGCAATTTGAACGTCTACAGACCGAATTTTTTCTGCAAGCAAGGTTACATAAAGTTCATCAAGTTGACGAATATAGCGGTTAACATGGCTGGTAGTCTGCGCCAGATGCTGCAATGGTGTTTCTGGTTCACCATTCGGGAAGGCAGTAGCCTTGAATCCCACTGGCTCACGATAGAGTATATCTTGCTTATCTTGGAGCAATGAGCCTTCAACAGTTTTCAGCTGTTCTGATTTAACTGGCAACATAAAACCCCCGGCTTGCAATTTTCTGGCAGACGTCCACGCTATGGTTTAATAGATTGCGGTCGCGAATAAAGGCATACTCTCCGGTTGCTTTATCAACATATGTGCAGATGTAATTGCCGTTACGGTCGCCGATTTCTGGAATAGGTGATTCACACTCTACGCCATAAGCTTGCATAATTTCGTACATACACAACTTCCAAACCCAAGAGCCGGAATTATTTTTAACAGTTCGTAAGGCTTTAAGTAGTCTTTCACGGTCAATCAAGATTAACCGGTTTGATTTTTTGATAACTGGCATGTTATTGTTCATATCAGCCTCTTTAAAATATTTCGAGTTTACTGGGGTTAGGCTCTGGTTAGTGATTGGCGTCGTGACCAGAGCCGTTTGTATTTTCTTTTACCCAAGACATAATTGAAGCTTTAGCTGATGGATTCCTATCAATAATCTTTCTTGCCTCTTCATTCATCGAAAAGTAATTATCCGAGAAATCAACAAGCACAAAGTAGCTGCCAGTACGTTTGTATACTGCAAATTCAACCTTACTTTCCCAACTGGTAACAAGTTGATATGTAGCATCGCCATAAACTGGGTTAATCGCAAAGGCGTATGACCAATGGGAATTGCTCGCTTTCAGCTTTTCATGAATACAAAAAGGTTGCTGGCTTGATCTTAATGTGGCTGGGGGTAATGGCTGATTGTTCATCTCACTGGCTCCGTTGTTTGCCGATGGAGGAACAATACTCATTTTGTTGTTTTGTGTAAACCACGAAATGAGTATTCAATCATTAAAATAACTTAATTTGTTGTATTTTAAGATTATAAATATTTGCATTTGTTGTTTTATGAAGGACTAAGAGCGCAAAAAAGGCCGCAATAGCGGCCTTGGCGGGAGGGGGAGGGGTTAAACTAGTTTCATCATCGTCTGGATGGCGACACCTATAATTTTACAATTGCCGTTAATGGGGATCATCGGCCATGCTGGATTTAGTCCTTTCAGATACCTTTGACCACCGTCTATTACCAGCCTTTTAAAGGTTGCCTCGTTTGAATCTGAAAGTTTTGCAATGACCAAACTACCGTTTTGCGCCTCCCTTCCTGTATCAAAGAGGACAAATGTTCCCTCGGGAATGCTTAGGCCCATAGGTGCCGTCATGGAGTCGCCGTCAACCTCTAGCCAGAATCCTTCACCCTGAACATGGGCGGCTGATTCCAGCCATAGGTCGATGTCTTTTAGATGGTAGGCCTCAACAGCCTCTAGCCATGCACCTGCCTGCACCTTGCTTAGTACCGGGTAGCGCTTGCCTGGTTCATATGGGCCAGCATAAGTAACGTTATTGGAGCTTGAACCAGTAAGCAGCCAGTCGATATCGCAATCTAGCGCTTTCGCTAACTCAGGAAGATACCTAGGGCGCCCCGTTCTCCCTGATTCCACCGAAACAATTCCTTGCTGGGTTGTCCCTGCTTTTTCCGCTAACTGTGACTGTGTTAGGCCCAATTCTAAGCGTTTGCTTTTAACTCTATCTGCCAGATTCATAAACCCCTCCATGTATTGCCACACATGATACAACAGTCATTGTATTTGACAAACAACAAAATGAGTATTCTAATACTACAAATATTGTTAATGTGGAGTGTGTATGAATATCTCTGTCCGTCTCAAGGAGCGCAGGCTTCAGTTGGGGCTAACGCAACAGCAACTAGCGTCGTTAGCTGGTGTAAGACAACAAACTGTTCAACGTATTGAGGGGGGGAGTTCCCGACATCCAAGGCATCTACTTGAAATATCTGATGCCCTTGGGTGCTCTCCAAAGTGGCTCCTGCATGGCATACCTGAGTGACTCACAACCAGTACACCAAGGCGGTTATGCCTGCGGTGTATTGCCCCGCTGATGCCGAATGGATACAGGGGCAGCTCGAAAAGTTTACCGCATCCGCCCGGCGCAAGATTGTGACGTTGTATGCAGATATCTACCAGGCTGCATGGGACGAAGAACCGGTGTCATTCAAGCAGGAGAACAGAGCTAGGCATGAGGCTAACACCCGTCTGAGGTTGTATGTAACCCAGCGATCGAGGGCCAGCATGGGGTTAACCGAAAAGGCTCCGGAGGTAACGACGGAGCGAAACCAACCAGAAAGCCCACTCAGCAACATCTAGACGGCTAAACGTCTAGTTGGTTTTGGGGAAGGGGGGAAAACTTTCTAGGGGGGTTTGGGGGGTGATCTTTGAAAGGGGGGTTAGGGAAGGCTTAGCCAAAGGGAAAGCACAGATCTTATAGAAGATCACTGTAGGGGGTAATCCCCGAACGGATGGCTAAACGGCTAAATAATTCACTGACGGGCTTTGTCCTTGGCATAGCAGAGAAGCAACAACGAGGAAGGGTTCGATGGAATACAACGAAACAGAGAAGACACCAGGAGGGAGCAAGAAACTGACGCGTAACACTTTGGCGAGTAATCCCGTGTCAGTTCTTGCAGGGGTGGATCATGCTTAACATCACCGAGAACTTAGCCCAGCAACGCGCATTGGACATGTTACGGCGTGACTGGAAGCAATACAAATCCTTCATGGTCTACAGCCCTACAGGCAGCGGCAAAACCGGCCTTAGTGCGTTTATCACTGATGGGTTTGTATCACGCAATATGCGGGTGCTGATGACCTGCCCATATACGGTGCTGGTAACCCAAACGGCGAGCCGATTTATTCAGTACGGGCTCCCGGAAAGCGAGATCAGTTACGTGTGGCGCGACCATCCGAACTATGACCCGAACCGGCTGATACAGATTGCATCTGCTGACACGCTGATCCGGCGTGACTTTCCCGACAACATCGATCTGTTGATTGTCGATGAGGCACACCTGCGCCGTAAAAAAATGCTTGAGGTCATTCTGTACCTGATGAACGAAACAAACGTAAAAGTGGTGGGCCTCTCCGGCACCCCGTTTGCCCCGTTCCTTGGGAAATACTATCAGCGGCTGATAAAGCCGACGACCATCAAAGAGCTGATGGCTACCGGTGTGCTGTGCGGGTATGAGTTTTTCGCCCCCACGAAGCCGGATCTGTCAGGTGTGAAAAGCAGCCGTTCCGAAGAGTTCGGCAGCGATTACAAAGAGGGTGAAATCGCCGAGATTATGTGCGGGGCGGATCTGGTTGGCGACATCGTTCACAACTGGCTCAACCACGGCGAGGATCGCCCGACCATCGCGTTTTGCGTGAACGTCCGTCACGCGAACTTTGTGACCATTCAGTTCATGCAGGCTGGCGTTAATGCCGAGGTGATCACCGCTGATACCCCCCACGAAGACCGGCAAATGATAATCCACCGTTTCGAGCAGGGAGCGACAAAAATCATCGTGAGCGTTGGCACGTTGATCGCCGGTTTTGATAGTGATGTCCGGGCGATCATTTACGCCCGTCCTACAAAATCGGAAATCAGGTGGTTACAGGCCATCGGTCGCGGGTTACGCACCGCACCGGGTAAAGACAAATGCCTGGTGTTTGACCATAGCGGATCCGTTCACCGCCTCGGCTTCCCTGACAGCATCGAGTACGACACTTTACCCTCGAAAGATGACGGGATGAAAAACCGTTCCAGCGCTCGCGAAAAAGAGAAGCGGGAGAAGCTGCCGTCCGAGTGTACCCAGTGCCATTACATGAAACCGGCAGGTGTCTACGTGTGCCCAAAATGTGGATTTAAGCCGCTTTCCGGTGAAGACGTAGAGACGGACGCAACCCGAGGCCTAAAGCAGCTCGGTGGCAAAGCGAAGGTGGCGACACTCAAAGAAAAACAGTCTTGGTGGTCGCAGATCAAATACTACCAGTTGCAGCGCGCGGCGCAGGGGAAAAGCGTTAGCGATGGCTGGTGTGCGCATACCTATAAAGCAAAGTTCGGCTCCTGGCCTAACGGCCTGAAAGACCATCCCCAGCAGACATCCCCCGAGGTGAGCAACTTCATCAAGTGGAAACAAATCGCCTTTGCAAAGAGCAGGGAGGTGAAAGGACAGCAGTCATTCAACGGCATGGAGCAGGCCAGCCTGCGCTTGAGTGAAGTTAGAGAAGCCCCGAAAGCAGGAAGAAAGGCGGTTGAGCAATGAAAACGAAAGAGGCGGCGATCGGTCGCTGGCCTGAAATCTTCGAATATTACAAATTGCCTGGTGTAACCGGTAAGCGGCACTTCAAAGGGAATTGCCCGGTATGTAAATCGCGGGGCAGTTTCCGCTGTGACGACAAAGATCAGCGTGGTACCTGGATATGCAAGTGCGGCGCCGGGGACGGGTGGCTGTTGCTGACCCTCACCCAGGGGAAAGAAATCAAAGATTTGATGGATGAGGTAGACAGCATTATCGGGAATGAGTTTGTTCCCGATCGGCAGTCCATCCCAAGAAAACAGAACAGCATGGCAACAACGCGCCAGAAGGTTACGGCGCAATTCTCCCGGCTTGCCGATCTCCGCGGTACCAGCGCAGAAGGCTATCTGCACAAGCGCGGGCTCTTCGCGTTACCACCCGAAAACGTGCGTTTTTGTGCATCTCAAAAAGACTCAAGCGGCGGCACGTATCAGGCGATCTGGTCGCTCGCTACGGATGACAAGGCCAATCTTTGCTATCTACACCGGATCCTGCTGGATGGCGACAAAAAAGCGGATGTAGTGGCGGCCAAGAAGTTAATGAAGCTCCAGGAGGATGTTTATCTGGAACACGCCAGCTCGGTGGCGATCCGTATGTACCCACCGGCAACAACACTCGGCATCGCAGAGGGGGTGGAAACCGCACTGGCCAGCCGGGAGGTATACGGTTGCAACGTCTGGGCGGTCATGAACTCTGGGTTTATGGCTAAATTCCGCGTTCCTCCTGGTGTAAAGCACCTGATTATTTTTGCTGACATGGATCTGCATTCGGCGACTGGCCACTATGCGGCGATGGCGTGCGCTAACGGCAATCTGGCGGCAATAAACGATTTAGAAAAGGTCAGCGTTCGCTGGCCAGACAACGGCGATTTTAACGATCTGCTCATCAACACCGATCGGGCAAGAGAAGTCATTTTTACAAAGAGGATTGCAGCATGAACCGCACAGACAACCTGACCCACAAAGCACTGTTTACCATTCCTGCACCGAGCTACGGCACTGCACTGGCGACCACCAAGCCGCTGCCACCTCAACGCGTTATCACCGGGCATAAGCAAACCGACGCCTACTTATGGGTGTTGGAGGTTATTCGCCTGAATGAACCGACACACCTGCAGGCGGCGGAGGATGCGCTTAAAAAGTTGAAGATCACCCCCAAGCAGGCGCAAGAGCGTTACAGCGCTTACTTGATGAAATCAGGGGTTGATCCATTCCAGATCGCCTTTGGCACAATGTCGATGGATAACCCGCAAGGCTGTATCGATGGTGCAAGGCGGAATATTGAAAAGGCCAGCCAGGTACGGGCAGCTTTTGGCAGCTATGATGCTGCGCTGGATAACACACCACCTGAAAACCTCATGTTATCGGGTGAGTTGGCAGATGTTTACTCCTCTTGCTGGGGATGGATGAAGGAGGAAATCGCAGAGGAATGTGTGCGAGGTGCGCGCTGCGGTGAAATTGACGAGCAGCGGAAAGCGATATCTCAAGGTTTCGTAATGCAACTCCCAGAACCTACAACGCTTTCTGATGTCGTGCGTGAGTTTCAGTATTGGGACTGGCTCTACTCCATGCGAAATAGCGCCGAGAAAGAGTTGGGTTATGAATACGCTAATGGCGAGCGTTCCTATATTAATGATCGGGAAGAGTATCTTGAAACTCTACTTTCTAAAATCAAGCCAGCAACAAGGCAGGAAGCTATTGAAGTATGCAAGTGGATGCTTGACGAAGATCGCTTTATGGATCTAGGAGAGATAACGGAGGGAATTATTCTAAATCTGGTTGGGGAGTGCGGTTAATGAAACTTGAGGCATCCCTGAAACATTTCAGCGCCCAGGGGCTTACCATCACTGATACGCCAAACGGCACCAGCGCCGACCGGGTGACGGGTACCGATGTTATGGCGGCCCTCGGTGTGGTTCAATCAAAGGCCCGTTTCGGTATGGCTGCGTTTCTGGGTAAAACCGGGATCAGCAACGGGGATCGGGAGCAAGCCATACAGGCGCTAACGCAATACGCCAAGCGGAAGGCACCGAAGCACGTCGGCAAGGTGGCAGGACGGAAGATGGCGCGCTGCATGGTGATACTTGCCACGATGGCTTATGAGGAATATTCACATTCAGCCAGCGCTACTGTGACCTGTCACAACTGCAAAGGTAAAGGACTGGTGGAAGTGTGGAAGGATGTAAAAGTTTACCCTGGTTACATTGGCGCTGACGGTGAAGAGAAAATCCCGCCGACCATCAAACGGCAGATGGTGCATGAGTATTGCCAGCCGTGCAAAGGGAAGGGGGTGATCCATAAACGCTGCCGCAATTGCAAGGGAACCGGTAAGGCGCTAGATCGTGAAGCAACCAAGGCGACCGGCGCGCCAGTTATCAAAGATTGTGAGCGGTGCAACGGTAACGGGTTTAGCCGTATGCCTTCCTCCGTTGCCTACGGTGCCATTACGGCCTTGCTGCCTGAACTGACACAATCATCCTGGTCACGCAATTGGAAGCCGTTCTATGAGGCGCTGGTGGCGAAATGTAGCATTGAAGAAGGGGTGGCCGCTGTAGAGTTCCAAAAAGTCACCAAGTAGAGCACGTTCGGCACGGATGCCGACATTTTTACCACACAGGGTTGCATTTTGCATGGATGTGGCGTAGATTCTTTAAATAGTGGGATATTGTAGCTGTACACCACTGAATATCATTCAGACCTCGCCTCGGCGGGGTTTTTGCGTTTATGGGGAAATGAAAAATGATGCATTGCCCTTTGTGCGGTCACACGGCGCACACCCGATCCAGCCGCTATCTGAGTGAAAAGACCAAAGAGCGTTATCACCAGTGCCGCAACGTTGATTGTAGTTGCACGTTTGCGACGCATGAAACGGTTGCTCGCCTGATTGTGAAGCCGCAACTGGTTTCAGAAGCTGATAGCGCAGTGAGTTAGACAAACCTTTCGCGTCTGTAGTTAAGGGGTTTAATACCTGCCTTCCAAGCAGTAGACGCTGGTTCGATCCCAGCCGGACGCTCCAAAAAAAAACGCCTGACCATAAGGTCAAGCGTATCTTTATCGAACTCGTTAGAAATGGGCGACCCCGTTATGTTTGCACCATAGCGAGGCCATCTACACCCATACAATCCGGTCATGAGTATAAACCAAGGCCCACCCCGCTCGCGCGAGCCGGTGTATCCTATCGGAATACTGTATATATGACCATGAAAAAATATTCTCAAGGCGCGGTATCTCGCGCCACTGGCAAGCCTGAGCCGGTTACCCATAACGGGGAAACGATCGGTTATGGCTGCACTGATTTGCACGTTGCGACGATCCCAGTGTGGCTGGCTCGCCTGGTAATCGTCAATTTTCACTACAGCAAGCGGATAGTTAACAACAGCTATTTGCACCTCGGCATTTTCGAAGGTCGTGAGCTGGTGGGCGTGATGCAATGGGGTTACGCGATGAACCCCAGCAGCGGATCGAAAGTTGTGACCGGTACCAGCAACCGTGGGTACATGGAGCTAAACCGGCTCTGGGTACATGACCGGATGCCCCGCAACACAGAATCCCGCGCAATCAGCTATGCACTGAAAACCATCAAGCTGCTTTACCCCGAGGTCGAGTGGGTACAAACATTCGCCGATGAGCGGTGCGGCCGGTTCGGTGTTGTGTACCAGGCAAGCAATTTTGATTATGTGGGCAGCCATAAAAGCACGTTCTACGAGCTGGATGGCGAGTGGTACCACAAGATCGCGCTGACAACGAAGGCGAGCAAAGCCGGTGCGCGTGGCTTACACCTACAGGCGAACAAACACCGGGCGACTGCGCACACCTTCAACCAGTTTCGTTATATCAAGTTTCTGAACAAGCGGGCGCGGAAGAGGCTCAACACCAAGCTGTTCACGCCGCAGCCGTACCCGAAACCAGAAAACACCCCTTAAGCCTGGCAGATGCTGGGTTTTTTTATTTCTACCGCCCGGCGTTCGCTGGACGCGAACAAAGGAGATCATCAATGACGTTACCTGTATCGAGGGCAACGGAGACTGCGGTAGTTGGCGGTGCCACTATCATTGGCCTGCTATCTGGGCCGGATGCTGCTGATGTGTTTATTGGTGCATTCATCGGCTCAGTGATTTTTGTGATTAGCGCCAAAGACTACCCGCTACTTATCCGTGTGCTTCTGTGCCTTGCCTCGTTTGTTGTAGGACTTGTTACCTGCGACTTTTTTGCCTCTCTTATTTCAGCGCTTCTCCCTGGTAATGTCAGTGCAACGCGGATGATCGGGGCAATAGTCAGTTCTGCTGTATCTGTGCGGCTGCTAATGGCGATGACACAGCGCGCATCCGATCCCGACATATTGAGAAGGGGGCCGCATGATTAATTTCGAGGTCTTACTTGCCACCTTAAACGGAATTTCCTGTGGTTTTATGTCAGCTCGAATGCTGGCATACCGGCGCAACGGCGCGAACTTTAACCGGGGCGCATCCCTGTTGGCGTATTTGCTGATAGTCGCCAGCGGTACGGTCGCAATACGTATCGCGTTCGGGGAATACAAGATTGTCGATCCAGCAGAAACGCTTTTAAACCTGGTGCTGTGCGTTGCGGTATTACGGGCGCGTGGCAATGTGGCGCAATTGTTTTACGGGATGAAATCAAATGAACAATAAACTATCAGAACATTTCAGCAGTAACGAATTCGCATGCCGGTGTGGATGTGGGGCGTGTGAAGTATCACCAGAACTGATCACAGTGCTGGAGGATGTCCGTGAGCACTTTAACGCACCGGTCACAATAGTCAGTGGCCGCCGCTGCACAGCACATAACGCAAAAGTTGGCGGGGCAAAGTCAAGCCAGCATTTACTGGGTACCGCAGCCGACATTCAGGTAAAAGGCGTTCAGCCAGCCGCAGTTGCTACGTATTTTGAAGGCAAGTATCCGGGGCGTTACGGCGTAGGCCGCTATGCCACGTTTACTCATATTGATGTTCGCCCCGGCCCTGCACGATGGAAACAGTAAGCGAGGGCGTGACATGGCTCAACTAAACAAATACGGGCTTATCGGTGCGTTGCTGGTGGCTATCTGTCTGGGAGGGATTAGCGCTGTATTGAACCACCGTCTCGATAATGCCAACGAGGCGAATAAGACGCTAAGTGATGCTAATACTGAGTTGTCGAAGGGCATAGAAAGCCGAGATGAAACGATCAGCGCGCTAAAAGGTGCTGCTGATGCTGACCGGCGCGCCACAGAGGAACAACTGAAAATCGAAAAGCAGAAAAGGGAAAAGGCTGATGTTGAAAACCGAACGCTACGCAAGGCGCTGGAGCATAGTGACGCTGGCAATCAGCCTTTGCCTGATGATGCTCTCCGTATCCTGCGCAGAGAGGATACGGCCCCCGCCAGCGCCTCCTAAGCTGATCTACGTTTACCCGCCCGCTGTATTGCTACAGCAATGCGAACAAACGCCGTTCACTGGCTCGACGTTCGGTGATGCTGTCATTGCATTGCAGGTGAGCCAGGGTGAACTGGATATATGCGCTTCTCGGATTGAAGGGCTGATTAAGTGGCGGCGGGATAATGCAGGTAATAAACAATGAAACTTGAAAATTTAAGTAAAGCCATTGGTATCCAAGAGCAATTAAAAGGGCTGGAGGCGCAATACCATATGGTTGTTAGAGGTGAAGGGTTGGGCATTACGATCCAGGGTAGTTATCAGGATGATGCTTTTGTTAATGCTGTTCGTTGCGCAGTGACAGGTGAGCTTAGTCGGCGCATCGGAGCAAGGAAGCACGAGCTTGCTGAGCTTGGTGTCACTTTCAGTTGATTATGGCTGCATTACAGGTGGCATTCGTTGAGTGCCATCGATAATGCACGATAACCAAGAACCTCGGCATAGTCCGGGGCTTTTCTATTTGGAGAGTCACAGTGAAACAACTACAGCTAAAAGATGCCATGCAGCGCCTTACCATCACCATTAATGAAAGCGGTTATGAGGTAAGCAACCAAGCCGGTACCGCTCAATATGATGCATGTGGCGCACGTACCACGGTAAACGGTATTCCTGAATACTTCCCCCTCAGCATTTCGGTTAAAGACAATAGTAAAAGAGAAAGTGCAGAGCTGCCTTCTGGTACTTTCGCTGGCACTGTTAAGGCGCTACCCGGCAAGATCACCGGAGATGTGAAATCTGTAAAGCGCTACGTCGCCAGCATGTCAGTTAATGTTGATACTACCGATCTCGATAAGCTTGAGGCGCAACTGAAACGCATTGCCGAACAACGCCAGCAAATGGAAAGCCCGAGGGCATTCCTTACCTGCCAGGCCGAGCGACGTATTAAGGAGGCGATAGAGAAGGCGATCACCAAGGCGTTACAGCAAGGCGGTCCCCTTCATGAATCCATGAGGCGTTAGGCTATGCCTGCGTGTATCCCGAGAGCATGCCGTAAGCACGGTTGTCGCCATACCACCACTGACCGCTCAGGCTACTGTACCGAACACCAGAACACCGGATGGGAGGTACACCAGCAGGGCAAGAGCAGACACCAGCGCGGCTACGGTAACGACTGGACTCTACGCCGCGCCCGCATTCTCAAACGTGATAACCACATCTGCCAGGAGTGTCTGCGGAGCGGTCGAGCGGTACCGGCTACCACAGTGGATCACATCGTACCCAAGGCACATGGGGGTACCGATGACGATTCAAACCTTGAAAGTTTGTGCTGGCCTTGCCACAGGGCGAAAACAGGCCGCGACCGGCTCAAATGATAATAATTCCCATCAGTGGGAGGGGGGATCAAATCTCTGAAAATTTTTTCCCAAAGTACCGCCGCATTACCTTTTCTCACATACCCGCAGGTTAGAAACTTTTTTTTGGGATACCCCAAGCGATGATTAATAGGAGTTTTCGATTATGTCAGGGCCACCGAAAACCCCTACCCATCTACGTTTGGTCAGGGGGAACCCATCAAAACGAGCCATAAATAAAAACGAGCCAAAACCCCCATCAGGGGTCCCCCCAACTCCCAAGCATTTTGATAAGCAGGGGAAGTATTGGTTTAAGCGGATGGCCGAGGAACTTGACGCCCTCGGCGTTATGTCTCAGCTCGATGGCCGGGCCTTGGAGTTGTTGGTTGAAGCCTACACCGAGTACCGGCACCACTGCGACACGCTGGATCGGGAGGGGTACACCTATGCCGTTTACAGCGAGGATGATGGCGACGAGCGGAAAGATCGTGAAATCCGCATGATCAAGCCACACCCAGCTGCCATGATGAAGGCTGACGCCTGGAAGCGTATCCGCGCAATGTTGGCTGAGTTCGGTATGACACCGGCCAGTCGTTCAAAAGTTAATGCCACGGCACCCGATGCGGTTGATCCGTTGGCTGATTTCCTTAAAGCGAGAGATTAATGGCTAAGGTTGCCGATGGTATTCGCTACGCCGAGCGCGTCGTGGCGGGGGAGATTGTTGCCTGCGAACTGGTCAAGCTGTCGTGCCAACGCTTCCTTAACGATCTCAAGGTGGGGCCTGAGCGCGGGATCACATTCAGCGAGGCTCGAGCGCAACACATCCTGAATTTCTATAAGTTCGTGCCACACGTTAAAGGCGCGCTTGCTGGCCAGCCCATCGAATTGATGGATTGGCACATCTTCATACTGATTAACATTTTCGGCTTCATCATTCCCCTGGTGGATGAGAATACGGGTGAGGTGGTGCTGCGCAATGATGGCAGTAGCCGCCCGGTGATGGTGCGCCGGTTCCGTACAGCTTATAACGAGGTGGCGCGTAAAAATGCCAAGTCCACGCTGTCTTCCGGCGTTGGTTTGTACATGACCGGGGCAGACGGTGAGGGCGGGGCCGAGGTTTATTCCGCTGCCACCACTCGCGAGCAGGCCCGGATCGTGTTCGAAGATGCCAAAAGTATGATCAAGCAGGCCCGGCCAACGTTGGGCAGGCTGTTTGAGTTCAACAAGCTGGCGATTTTCCAGGAGCAAACCTCGTCACGTTTCGGCCCACTATCCAGCGATGCCAACAACCTGGACGGTTTAAACATTCACTGCGCCATCGTTGACGAACTCCACGCCCATAAAACACGCGATGTATGGGATGTACTGGAAACGGCAACCGGCGCACGTCTGCAATCATTATTGTTCGGCATCACCACCGCAGGGTTTAACAAGGAGGGGATCTGTTACGAGCTGCGCGATTACGCCATCAAGGTTTTGCAGGGGGCAGCAACCGGCCAGTTTGAGGATGATACCTTCTTTGGCATCATCTTTACCCTGGACAAAGAAGATGATCCCTTTGATGAAAAGGTCTGGCAGAAAGCCAATCCGGGGCTAGGAATCTGCAAGCGCTGGGATGATTTACGCCGTCTGGCCAAGAAGGCCAAAGAGCAGGTTTCCGCCCGCCATAACTTTTTCACCAAGCACATGAACCTGTGGGTAACCGCAGAGGCCGCCTGGATGGACATGCTGAAATGGGGCAAGTGTGACTTCATCGCGCCGCAGCATGAATTGAAGACGTACCCGCTGTGGGTAGGTGTTGACCTGTCGAACAAGATCGATATCTGCGCTGCCGTTAAGATTTGGCAGGCCAATAATGGTCATGCACACGCCGATTTCAAGTTTTGGCTGCCGGAAGGGCGGCTGGAGCGCTGTTCCCGCCAGATGGCCGAGCTGTACCGCAAGTGGGCCGAGCTTGGCAAGCTGACGCTGACCGATGGCGATGTTATCGATCACGCGCAGATCAAAGCGGAATTGCAGCAGTGGGTGGCGGGCGAAAGCCTGCGTGAGATCGGCTTTGACCCCTGGAGCGCTACTCAGTTTAGCCTGGCGCTGGCCGAAGAGGGTTTGCCGCTGGTGGAGGTACCGCAAACGGTGCGCAATTTCTCTGAGGCGATGAAAGAGATTGAAGCGCTGGTGTACGGCGGTAAGTTCCATCACAGCAACCACCCAGTAATGAACTGGATGATGAGTAACGTCACCGTTAAGCCCGATAAGAACGACAACATTTTCCCCAACAAATCCACGCCAGAGGCCAAGATCGACGGCCCCGCAGCACTGTTTACAGGCATGAGCCGGGTGTTGGTCAACGGCGGCGGGGATGTTGATTTCCTTTCCACTCTCGGCCCAGACGAAGAACTACTGACCCTATGAAATCACTCATTATCGACCTTTGCGGGTTGGCCGGCTTCGGCTTGCTCGTCGCAGGGCTTTACCTGCAATACGGCACCGCGATAGCGCTAATGGCGGGTGGCGGTTCGATGCTGGCGTTTGCGCTGGCGGCGGCAAGGAGGAATAACCGTGCTACTTGATGCTCTTTTCCGTAATGAATCGCTGGAAAATCCCGCCACCCCGATCACTGGTGACAGTCTTGATATGGGATTTCGGTCGGGTGATGTCTTTGTCAGTCCTGAAACCTCCATGAGGTTGGCGGCGGTTTATGCCTGTATCTACGTACTGTCTTCCACGCTTGCGCAGATGCCAGTACATGTAATGCGAAAAACCGGCGACAAGGTGATACAGGGGCGGGATCATCCCCTCTTTTATCTGGTGCACGACGAGCCGAACGAGTGGCAGACCAGTTATAAATGGCGGGAACTGAAAGAGCGCCATGTTTTGGGCTGGGGCAACGGGTACACAAAGATCGTTAGATCTCGCCGGGGTGAAGTTACCGCGCTGGAAGCCTGCATGCCATGGGAAACCACGCTGCTCAATACCGGTGGCCGTTACACCTACGGGGTATACAACGAAGAGGGCAGCTTTGCCATTAACCCCCACGACATGATCCACATCAGGGCGTTGGGCAATAACCAGAAAATGGGGCTGAGCCCCATCCTGCAGCATGCTGAAACGATCGGTATGGGGATGAGCGGCCAGCAGTACACCAGTAATTTCTTTGGTGGTAATGCACGGCCTGCGGGGATCGTGTCCGTTAAAACTTCATTGAATGGTGAGTCATGGTCACGGCTTAAGGAGATGTGGCAGAAGGCAACCCAGGCGCTACGGAGTCAGGAAAACAAAACGCTACTGTTGCCTGCTGATCTGGATTATCACGCGCTGACTGTTTCGCCGGTCGATGCCCAGCTCATTGACCTGATGAAGCTTAACCGGTCGCAGATTGCCGGGATTTTCAATATTCCGGCGCACATGATCAACGACCTGGAGAAGGCGACGTTCTCCAACATAACCCAGCAATCTATCCAGTTTGTTCGCCATACGGTCATGCCGTGGATCGTGAACTGGGAGCAGGAACTTAATCGCCGCCTTTTTACTGCCGCCGAGCGGGCTGCCGGGTACTACATCCGGTTTAACCTGGCTGGCCTGTTACGTGGTACCCCGCAGGAGCGCGCCCAGTTCTACCACTTTGCCATTACAGACGGGTGGATGAGCCGGAACGAGGCCCGCGCCTTCGAAGATATGAACCCGGTTGACGGCCTGGATGAAATGCTGGTCAGCGTCAATGCGGCCAACCCAGCCAAAGACATTACAGACCCAACAAAAGAGGAAAAGCCCGATGAGTGACAGAGAAACACGCTGTTACGGTGGTGAGGTGCGCGCCCAGCAGGAAGAAAACCAGCCAACGCACATTATTGGCTATGGCTCGGTATTCGATAGCCGCTCAGAGGTGATCTGGGGCTTTCGCGAAATCATCAAGCCTGGTGCTTTCGATGATGTGCTGAAGGATGACGTTCGCGGCCTGTTTAACCACGATCCCAACTTCATCTTGGGCCGCAGTTCGGCGGGTACCTTGTCGTTATCCGTGGATGCTCGGGGGCTGCAATACAACATTGTGGCACCGGAAACCCAGACCATTCGCGATCTGGTGATCAGCCCTATGCAGCGCGGCGACATCAACCAATCTTCCTTTTCCTTCCGCGTCGCCCGTGATGGCGAGGACTGGTATCAGGATGAACAAGGGGTGGTGATCCGTGAGATTACCAAGGTTTCGCGCCTGTTCGACGTAAGCCCTGTGACCTATCCCGCCTATCAGGAGGCTGATTCAGCCGTCCGATCCATGAAAGCCTGGCAGGAAGCGCGAGACAGTGGCGCGCTCGCTAATGCCGTAAACCAAAGAATGGCGCGTGAGCGCCTGCTGACTTTATTAAACGCGTAAGGAAAGACCATGCCTATTATCAAACTGCACGAACTGAAGCAAAAACGTAACACCATCGCCACCGATATGCGCGCTCTCAACGACAAGATCGGGGATACCGCCTGGACGGAAGAGCAGCGTACCGAGTGGAACAAGGCCAAGGATGAACTGACCAAGATCGATGAGCAAATCACCCGAGAGGAAGAGTTGCGCGCATTGGATCAGACCTTTGTGGATGAAAACCAGCACGAACAGCGCCAGCAGTTGAACAATGGGAACCCAGAGCAGCAGCAACAGGAAAGACGCGCTGCTGCGTTCGACAAGTTCCTGCGTCAGGGCTTCGCTGAACTGAGCGCCGAAGAGCGCGCCGCTGTACGTGAACTCCGCGCACAAGGTACCTCGCCGGATGAAAAGGGGGGTTACACCGTTCCTACCCAAATGCTGGCTAAAATCGTTGATGCCATGAAGGCATATGGCGGTATTGCCAGCGTGGCGCAGATCCTGAACTCATCCAATGGGCAGGACATCACCTGGTCAACGTCTGACGGTACGGCGGAAGAAGGGGAGCTGTTGGGCGAAAATACGGCAGCATCAGAGCAGGATGTGGAATTCGGTACCGCGATCCTGGGGGCCAAGAAGCTGAGCTCCAAAATCATCCGCGTTTCTAACGAGCTGCTGCAGGATAGCGGGGTTGATATCGAGGCGTATCTGGCTGGTCGCATTGCTCAACGTATCGGGCGCGGTGAAGCTAAATACATTGTTAAGGGTACCGGCGCAGGATCACCAGTGCAGCCCAAGGGGCTTGAGGTATCGGTAACCGGTACTGTGGCCGCGAAGGCGGTAACGCTCGACTGGACGGACATTAACACCCTGAAGCACAGCATTGATCCGGCCTATCGCAACGGGCCTAAATTCCGCCTGGCGTTCAACGACTCCACGCTGAAAACGCTCACTGAGCTGGTGGATGGTAATAAACGCCCGCTGTGGTTGCCGGATATTGTTGGCGTTGCGCCTGCGTCGGTGCTGGGCATGCAGTACGTTATCGATCAGGCGATCGACAGCATGGCAACGGGCAAAAAGTTTGTTTACTGCGGTGACTTCGACCGCTTCATTCTGCGCCGCATTACCTACATGACGTTGAAACGCCTGGTTGAGCGCTTTGCCGAGTACGATCAGACCGCATTCCTGGCCTTCCATCGTTTCGATTGTGTGCTGGAAGATGCATCAGCGATCAAGGCGCTGACCGGGAAATAATCATTATTCCGGCGTATTCCTGCACCGCTTCGGCGGTTTTTTTATGCCTGCAATCTGGCAACAGGTTGCAGGTAAGGAGCATTGATGAAGCCAAGCATCAAGCAATTGCGCCTGCAATGTCGTCTTGATGACGATGATGATTCAGACGATGAGCTGTTAACGCTTTATGCGGGCGCGGCACGGCGCAAGGCGGAAAACTTCACCAACCGGACGCTCTATGATGAGTCGATTCCCGAGGGGCAGAGCGAAGGGTTGTTGGTCAGTGATGACATTATGCTAGCCATCATGCTGGCGGTCGGTCACTGGTACGAAAACCGGGAAGATACCGCTGACATCCAGAAGGTTACCATTCCACTCGGGTTTAAGGCTCTGCTGGAGCCTTACCGATTTATTCCGCTGTAAGGGGGCGTTATGCAAGCAGGCCGACTGCGGCACCGTGTCACCATTCAGAACTTTGTCCCGGTGGAACTACCTTCCGGGCAGGAGTTGGAAGAATGGCGCGACGGCAAGACCGTTTATGCCGAGGTGAAAGCGATCAGCGGGCGCGAACTGGTGGCATCCGGCGCAGAGAAGGCGGATGCCACTATCCGCGTTTGGATGCGTCACCGCACTGATGTTACCGCCGCATCGCGGCTTTTCTGCCTGAATGGCCCGTTTAAAGGGGCTGTATTGGAGATTATCGGCCCACCAATCCCCGATCCCAAGGGAACCCGGCTAGAAATTCTCTGTAAAAGTGGGGTGAAACCATGATCAGCGGCAATCTGGATTTTTCCGGTCTGCTCGACATTTCGAAGGATTTGGAACTGTTAAGCAAGGCCGAGAACCGCAACGTGTTACGTCAAGCGACGCGGGCAGGGGCAAACGTGCTCCGTGATGAAGTCAAAGCCCGAGCGCCGAAGAAAACAGGCAAGCTGGCGCGCAATGTCGTCGCTGTGAACATGCGGGCCAAGGATGGCGGGGCGGTCGCCGGGGTGCATATCCGGGGCCGCAACCCTCGAACGGGCAACAGCGATAATTCGATGAAGGCCAGCAACCCGAAAAATGCTTTCTACTGGCGCTTTGTGGAGTTGGGAACGGTGAAGATGGCTCCTGTGCCGTTTATCCGGCCTGCATACGATGCCAAGGAGGCAGAAGCAGCAGAAGCGGCATTTGCCAAGGTTAACGAAGCCATTGACCAGGTGTTATCCAAATGACCGAAGCCGATCTTAACCCGTTGTTAAAACCGCTGGTGGGCGGGCAGGCTTACCCTTATGTCGTCAAACTGACGCCAGAGGGAGTGCCAGCAGTAAAGCCGCCGTGGATCGTCTACACCGTACCCGACGAAAATCGGGGTGATGTGTTCTGCGGTACCGCTGAAACAGCTTACATGGTGCAGATCGACGTGTACGCCAGCAGCATTGACGAGGCGAAAGCCCTACGTCAGCAGGCAGAGTCAGCGGTAACCGCGCTATCCCCGGCAGATATTCACCTTTTCAGTGGACATGACCCCGACACCGGGCTTTTTCGCGCCTCATTCGAATTCAAGGTGTGGCGATAACCCAACCCATTTACACAGCCGCTTACGAGCGGTTTTTTTACGCCTGGAGATACCCAAATGGCTAGTAAGTATGAATTAACCAAAGGATTAGTGATCAGCGTTTCTGCTGGTGAAGTCAACGAGGTCAATCCCGTTGGTGTTACCTGGCTTGCGGCATCGTGCAGTACAAAGGAACTCAGTTTTACGGGCGGCCAAAAGGCTGATATCGATATAACTACGTTCTGTTCTGATGAACAGGAGATGGTTAACGGCCTGAAAGCCCCGTCTGAAATGACCATTGGTAAAAACTGGAGTGGTTACGATGAAGCCCAGGAGTCCCTTATGGATGCCTATGAAGATGATAGCAAGCGTGCTATCCGTATCGTCTTCCCTTCCGGTAATGGTTTTGCCTATTTGGCTGAGGTACGTCAAAACAGTTGGAGTGCTGCAACATCGGGCATTGTTACCGCTTCATACGCGCTTAGGATAAAGGGTAAGCCACAACGCATTTATGCCGTCAATATCCCTGTAACCGGCGTCACCCTGGACAAAACCACGGCCACCGTTGCCGCTGGTGCCAGCCTCACCTTGACCCCAACGATCGCCCCGGCGTCTGCCACTAACCGCGGCGTGACATGGACATCTTCCGCACCTGGAAACGTTATGGTGACGAACAAGGGCGCGATCACCGGCCTAACCCCCGGCACCTCAACGATCACCGTCAAAACCACGGACGGCGCTAAAACTGCTACGTGTGTCGTGACCGTCACAGCGGCTTAATAGGAGCATTACTCATGACAGTAAAGAAATTGAACCTTAAGGCTCTGGCGTCGGCACCGATGGCGGGGTTTCGTACTAAGTCGGTTACGGTCGCCGAGTGGGATGGCGCTACGGTTGTGTTGCGTGAACCATCCAGTACGGCATGGGTTGAGTGGCGGCAGATCATCAAACTGGATGAAGATGAAGTGCCAGAAAAACTGAGCGCGGCGCAGGAGGCGAGGCGTAGCATTGATGGCGACGTTGTGCTTTTCATTGATGCCTTGATGGATGAAAACGGAGTGCATGTTTTCAGCTCGGAGGATAAGGAGCTGGTTGCAGAAGTCTATGGGCCTGTGCATGCGCGCTTGTTAAAGCAGGCGCTGGACTTGAGCACTAGCGCGGCAGATGCCGAAAAAAAGCCAGAGAGCCAAACACTCAATTCCTGATGAAACTGGCGCTTCGCCTGGGAAAAACTCTGGGCGAGTTGCGCCAGTCAATGAGCGTCAGTGAATTACGTTTGTGGATGGCTTTTGATCGGCTAAGTCCTATTGGCGACGAGCGTAATGATTATCACGCCGCACAGGTTGCAGCGGCCACGCTCAACGCCCAGCGGGAAAAAGACCCTCTGTCTATCGGCGATATGCTGATCCGCTGGAATGCGTCGGAGGAAACGGAAGAGGAAGACACCGCAGGGCTTGAAGCATTTTTAGCAAGTCTGGCTGATTAATACCCGCTCAAGTAGCGGGTTTTTTATAGGTGAAATATGGCATCTTTGCGTGAGTTAATCATTAAAATATCGGCCAACTCCAGTTCGTTCCAATCGGAGATCGCCCGCGCCTCACGTATGGGAGCCGATTACTTCAAAACCATGGAGCGCGGTAATCGCCAGGCAGAAAACGCGACACGGCAAAGCCAACGCGCGCTGGCCGATCTGAATGGGCAGCTTGTCTCTGTTCGTGGTAGCGCCTTGGCTATGGGCGGCGCTCTTGCGGGGGCGTTCGCCACTGGCAACCTGGTCGCCATGGCCGATAAGTGGAACTCGCTCAATGCGCGGGTAAAACTGGCCACCACCTCAACGGAAGATTTTACCATTGCCCAGGCTGGCCTGATGAGGATCAGTCAATATACCGGCTCGACTTTTGAGGCGAATGCCAGCCTATTTTCACGCGCATCATCATCCTTACGTGAATGGGGTTACGGGACGCAAGACATCCTGAAATTAACTGACGCCCTGTCTACCGGCCTACAGGTTTCAGGAGCATCAGCTGACGAAACCGCATCGCTGATCACCCAGCTATCACAGGCGCTAGGGCGCGGTGTCCTGCGCGGCCAAGACTTTAACTCTGTTGCCCAATCCGGTCAGCGGGTAATGAAGGCGCTGGCGGATGGTATGGGGGTAGCTCAAAAGGATTTGAAGGGGTTGGCTGACACAGGAAAGCTGACCACCGATGTGATTGTCCCGGCGCTGATCAGCCAGTTAGGGCAGTTGCGTAAAGAGTTCGACACAATGCCGAACAGCGTTAGCGCTGCGTCTACCCGCGTAATGAATGCTTTCCAACAGTGGGTTGGCGGCCAGAATAATGTTGTTGGCGTAACAGCGACAGTTTCTGCTGGCCTTGATGGTCTGGCTAAAAATATCGATACAGTTGCTTTTGCCCTTGGTGCAATGGCGTCGGTCGGTGCTGCGCGGTTCTTTGGCGGCATGGTATCCAGCATGGGGAATGCAACAACAGGCATACTCAAGGCATATCGCGCCGAAGTATCACTGGCTGCTGCCCAGGTTGATGGTACCAAAGTAGCAACCGCTCGTGCTCGCGCCGCTGTGTATCGTGCGCAGCAGGCTCTAGAGGCAGCAAGGGGAACAGACAGGCAGTCAGCAGCGGAAAGGCGACTAGAGGCGTCACAGGCTCGAGTGACCCGCAATATTGCAGCACGAACAGCAGCACAGGCGGCACTGAACAACGTCACTTCCGTTGGCTCGCGCCTGATGTCCGGGGCCTTGGGCCTTGTCGGCGGCATCCCCGGCCTCGTCATGATGGGGGCCGGTGCCTGGTACTACATGCACCAGCAACAGGAGCAGGCGAGGGCATCGGCTGAGGCTTACGTAAAAACGCTGGATGAAGTGCGGGCTAAACTTCCGACGATGACCTTGCCAGACATTAGCGACCATAAAAAAAATGCCCAGAATTCGCTGGATGAATACAGCAAAAAAATCAAAGAGCAGACCGGACTCGTTGAGAGATTGGAAAGGCAGATTGTCGCCTTAAAAGAGACTCAGAGTGCTGGGATCAGTGGCGGTTATACGCAGTACATGATGGCCCGAAATCCCAGCAAGGGCGTGCCGGATACATCTGGAGATGTCACAGAAAAGCTAAAGCAATCTACGGAGCAACTGGCCACCGAGCGAGCCAGGCTTAACCAGATACAACAAGAAGCGGGTAGTATCGGGCTGTCACTTGAAGTAATAGAGCGCCGTCGCGTTGATCTGATCCGTGAGCAGGCGTGGAGGGATAACGCTGCTTATCAGTCTTTGGTGATGATGACCGGTCAGCACACTGAGTTTAACCGCATCCTGGGCTTGGGTAACACGCTTTTGGCTACCCGGCAGGGGCTGTTGGTCAATGCACCTTTACGAATGCCCCAAGCAACGGTAACTGATACCGAGCAACAATCTTTGTTGCAAAAGCAGCAGGCCGCAGAGTTGGCGGGACTGGAAGGGATCTCCCGTGTGCGTAAGCAGGCACAGTTTGATTTGCAGAAAATGGGCAAGACCGGCCCGGAAAACTCAGCCTATGCTGCACAGTACACGCAGGCCATGGAGAAAGAGTTCACCGAAACCCAGCGATTGGCGAAGGCAAAGAAAGATGGTGCATCCGCAACCAACTTACAAAACAAAGCCGAAAATGAGGCAGCTCGAACCGCGGAGCAGTACAGCAGGAAAATCGCTGATCTGAGTGTTGCTGTTGAAGTTCAGAAAGTCAGGGCTTCCCAGGGGGAAAAAGCTGCCGATCTGTATGCTGCCTCACATGAGAATGGCACCAAGTGGACGAACGAACAGCGGAAGGCGATAGAGGCATCAGCTGTAGAGCTGGCAACATGGACACAAAAAGCCGACGAGGCTGTCAGAAAACAGCGTGAAATGGCGGATGCGTTGAAGGAATTGACCGACGCAGCCCGGAAATATCGGGACGATGCGGCAGCCAGCGAGAAAACTCGTGGCATGGGCCAGCGCCAGCGCGATCAGTTTGATGAACGGCAGCAGGTAGAGCGCATTTTTGATAAATCCGACAAAGGTAGCGCGGCTGTTGCTGCCAGGATTGCCGCTCTCGATGCGTTGGACATGAAGTATAAGGAGGCGAAAGCTGCCGAGGCGGATTGGATGGGTGGTGTCAGTGCCGGTCTTGCCGATTGGGTTGATGAGGCTTCCAACTTTGCAGGCCAAGCAGCCGACGCAACCAAAAGCGCCATGAGCGGTATGGTCAACAACATTACCGACATGCTCAACGGCAATAAGGCGTCATGGAAAGACTGGTCTATCAGCGTTCTGGAGTCCATAGAGAAAATCCTCGTAAATGCGGCCATTGTGAACGGCCTCAAATCGCTGGGTAATTCAATGTCTGGTGCTGGCGGTATGTTGGGTTCCATCGGCGGTTTCATTTCCGGCGCAGTGGCAAACGCCAAAGGTGGGGTTTACGACTCGCCAAGCTTAAGCGCTTACAGCAACAGTGTAGTTTCCTCCCCAACCTATTTTGCCTTTGCCAAGGGCGCAGGCTTGATGGGCGAAGCGGGGCCGGAAGCCATCATGCCGTTGACACGCGCCGCCGATGGCTCGCTGGGCGTACGGGCGCTTACTGCCAGCCAGCCGATCGGCGCAGGGGTAGGGGCGAGCGTTGGAGCGCCGATAGTTAACATCACAGTGTATAGCGACGGGCAAACGACGACCTCGGCACCGGCAGGCATGGAGCAGTTCGGTACTGAGGTGGGTAAATTCGTAGATCAGCGCATCAGGGTGTACCTGCAGAAAGCAACAGGTCAGGGCGGGATGCTTACCACGGCAATAAAAGGAGGTAGATAATGGCGCTGGAAACGTTCACTTATGCCGCCAGGATAAACCCGACCGGCGATCACTCTCATCGTGTACGTGAAGTGCAATTTGGCGATGGATATAAACAACAGGTTGGCGATGGGCTGAATACTGAACTCCAAAGCTGGTCATTAACGTTTGTTGGAAACTGGAAACGCACTTTTGAAATAAGGAATTTTTTCAAACGCCATGCCGGGTATAAAGCGTTTAAGTGGACAACGCCAAATTTTGAATTGGGGTTGTTCACCTGCAATAAATACCAGGTAACCGCGCTGGGTAAGAACGACCGAGGCGATCAAATGTACCAACTCGCGGCCACGTTCGAGGTCGCCTTCAGACCGTAGGAAAAACCAATGTCTATCAATACCGATCACCAGACGTTAGAGCCTGGGAGTAAAATCCGCCTGTTCGAAGTTGACGGGAGTCAGTTCAGCGGGCCTGAGTTGTCTTTTCACAGTCACCCGATCCCCTTTACCCCGGCAGAACTGGATAAAGCCGGTGATGATCCGGCCAAGCTACCGGCAAAATCCATCTGGTTCGGTGGCCGGGAGTACAAACCGTGGCCTGTAGAAATTGAGGGGTTGGAAGTCACCAGCGACGGCACCGCACCGAGCCCTACGTTGTCAGTGGGTAACATCGATGGCACCGTTGGTTCGATGTGCCTGGCATACCAAAATCTGGCTATGTTCAAGGTCACGATCCGCGATACCTACGCCCATTACCTCGATGCTAGAAACTTTCCAGAGGGCAACCCGCAGGCCGACGCGACACAGCAAAAGGTTGATGTGTGGTATATCGACCGCAAGATCAGCGGCAATAATACCGGCATCCAGTTTGCCCTGTCGTCGCCCGCTGACCTACAAGGCATCATGATCCCCACGCGGCAAATTCACAGCCTTTGCACCTGGTGCATCCGGGGCCAGTATCGCGGCGCGTCGTGTGGGTACACCGGTACCAAGTATTTTGATGCTGACGGAAAGCCGGTTAGTGATCCGTCGAAAGATGTTTGCTCTGGCCTGTTGTCCACCGGCTGCGAACCGCGCTGGGGCAAGAGTAACCCGCTGCCGTTCGGTGGCTTCCCCGGTTCGGCTCTGTTGAAGAGGTAGCGATGAGAAAGCACATTATCAGCGCCATCATGGCGCATGCCGAAGAGAGTTACCCGGCAGAGTGCTGTGGGGTAGTGGTGCAAAATGGCCGCCGGCAGCAATATCTGCGCTGCAGGAATACTGCCCTAGAGCCTACCGAACAATTCAGCATGCACCCGGAGGACTACGCAGCAGCGGAGGATGCCGGGGATATCGTCGCTATCGTTCACAGTCATCCAGACGCCACAACGCAGCCGAGCCAGCTTGATATCGCGCAATGTGACCTGTCACAACTGCCCTGGGTGATTGCCAGCTGGCCGGAGGGGGATATCAGAACAATTGTACCCACTGAGGGTATAAAACCGCTGCTGGGCCGTCCGTTCGTCCATGGCATATGGGATTGTTACGCCATCGTGCGGGACTGGTACGAGCTGGAGTGCGATATCAAGATACCGAACTTCGAACGATCGGACGGCTGGTGGGAGCGCGGCGAGAATCTTTACATGCAACACTATGCCGAGGCTGGATTTATACCGGCAATCGGTGATCTGCGCGTGGGTGACGTAATCATTATGCAAGTGCGAGCCGACGAGCCAAATCACGCCGGGGTATATCTCGGCGATGGGGTTATGCTTCATCACATGTATGGTCAACTGAGTAAACATGTTCCCTATGATGGCTACTGGCAGGATAGGACGATTATCACGCTTCGTTACAGGGGCTGATCTGCTATTATCTTGCCTCGACCATAAGAGGGATAACAGAATGCGGAAGTTACTTTTAGCCTTTGCGGCCACGACTCTTTTATCTGGGTGTGCTTCGGACGCAGTTCCAGTTAAGCAGGCTATTACCGCGCCAAGTGAGCGCGTATTCAATTATCAAGAGCCTGCAAAAAGTGATTCATCTATCACAATTGTTAGAGATAGCGGTATGGTTGGCGGTGGTTGCTATATAACAGTGTTTTTAAATGGTTCAAGGGTGGCGAAACTAGACACTAAAGAGAAAGCAACGTTTTATATTAATAGCGGCGCATGGATTGTTGGCGCAGGGCATGAGGGTAAGGGATTATGCTCGGGTGGGAAAGAAAGACAAGAACGTGATTTCATAATTAAGCCGGGTGAAGAGAAGTATTTAAGAGTATTCACTGATAACAATGGTAATGTAGACATAAAACCAACCACTATCCAATAAATCTACTTTTCATATAAAAGGTCGCAAAGCGGCCTTTTTTACTTTGGAGAAAATATGAACGCTACACCGCATGAATTTAGAATGGTCAGATTATATGGCATTCTTGGGGCGAAGTTTGGCCGTGTTCACAAGCTGGTAATATCAACGCCCAAAGAAGCTATCAAGGCACTTTCTATAACTATTCCTGGTTTCGAATGTTTTTTGAAAACGGCAAAAGAAAGAGGGCTAACATTCTCTATTTTTATTGGGAAGAAGAATATCGGTAAAGATGAGCTTGAGTTCTCAGGATGTGAAGATATCCGGATTGCACCAATGATTATTGGCAGTAAAAAGGCTGGAGTTTTCCAAACAATTCTAGGTGCTGTAATAGTTGCTGTGTCAGCAATTGGATATTACTTTGCACCAGGAAACCCATTCTCAACTTTTGGTTTTCAAATGGGGGGCGCAATGATACTCGGTGGGGCAATTCAAATGCTTTCACCGCAGCAAGGCGGCTTGGCTCGACGCGAAAGCCCGGACAATAAACCAAGCTATGCCTTTGGCGGGCCAGTGAATACAATCGCCCAGGGAAACCCGGTACCCATTCTCTACGGCAAGCGCCGGATCGGTGGTGCCATCATCTCAGCGGGGATCTTCGCCGAAGACCAGCAATAAACAATCCGCATTCCTCAATGGCCAGCCTGGAGCTGGTTTTTTTACGCCTGGAGAAAATCAATGTCTGTGATAGAAGGCCGCAAGGGTGGCGGCGGTGATGCGCACACGCCTGTAGAGTCTCCCGACTCCCTACAATCTACATCCTACGCCAAAATCCTGTTAGCCCTTGCTGAAGGGGAGTTGGCTGGCGGGTTAGATGGTACCAATATTTTTCTCGATGGCACTCCGATCATCGGCCCTGATGGCACGGAAAACTTTCCCGGCGTGAAGTGGGAGTTTCGCTCTGGTACCCCCGACCAAGACTATATTCCCGGTATGCCTGATGTCGAAAATGAAATTACCATCGCTACAGAACTGACAAGCGCTAATCCGTGGGTTCGTTCGCTAACTAATACCCAGCTTTCCGCTGTTCGTGTGCGTTTCTCCTGGCAACAACTTCAGCGGCAGGAGGATAATGGCGACGTTAACGGCTATCGCATTGAATATGCAATTGATGTGGCAACAGATGGCGGTGCGTATCGTGAAATGCTGAAAACGGCGGTTGATGGCAAAACTACGACAAAATACGAGCGCAGCCACCGCATAAACTTACCCAAAGCCTCAACTGGTTGGCAAATTCGTGTACGCAGGATCACGCCGAACAGCACTAGTAACCGCATAGCCGATAAAATGGTTACTGAGTCGATTACCGAGTTGATCGACGTGAAACTTCGATACCCAGAAACCGCGCTGCTTTTCGTGCAATTCGACGCGAAACAGTTTCAGAATATCCCGCAGGTTTCCTGTGAGCCGAAAGGCAGCGTTATCCGCATCCCCACAACTTACGACCCGATCAAGCGCAGCTATACCGGCACCTGGAATGGTGATTTTAAATGGGCTTGGACGAATAACCCTGCATGGGTGTTTTACGATTTACTGATTAACGATCGTTATAGTATAGGTAGCCGCGTGAAAGCTGAAAACGTGGCACTCACCAAGTGGGATTTATACGCCATCGCGCAATATTGCGATCAGCCCGTTCCAGATGGCCGTGGTGGCAGCGGTACCGAACCGCGTTTTCTCTGCGATGCATACATTCAATCGCAGGAAGAGGCCTGGACGGTGCTGCGCGACTTCGCGAATATCTTCCGAGGCATGACCTATTGGGCGAACAACAGCATGAATGCGCTTGCTGATATGCCCCGCGATGTGGATTACATCTACACCCGCGCTAACGTTAAAGATGGGCTTTTTACGGATAGCAGCGCCAGTGAGAAGACGCATTACAGCGTTGCGATGGTGAGCTGGAGCGACCCGGAAAATGGCTTTCAGGACTCTGTAGAGCCGGTATTTGATAACAATCTGATCCGCCGCTACAACGTCAAGCAGGCTGATTTAACTGCGATCGGTTGTACCCGGCAGACAGAGGCGATTAGACGCGGTAAGTGGCTGCTGCTGACCAACGACAAAGACCGGGTGATATCCTTCACCGTAGGCATGGATGGCAATATCCCATTGCCGGGGTGGATCATCGGCGTCGCAGATGAAGCGATGGCAGGGCGGCCACTCGGCGGCCGTATCAGTGCAGTGTCTGGCCGTAACATCACGCTCGATCGCGTGTCTTCGGCAAAGGTTGGTGAGCGGCTTATCGTGAACCTACCCAGCGGCAAATCACAGGCCAGGACAATCAGCGCCGTGAGCGGGAAGGTAGTAACAGTATCGACCACTTACAGCGAGCCGCCAGCGGCAGAATGCGCGTGGGCTGTTGATGCTTCCGATCTGGCTATTCAACAATTTCGTGTCACCGGTATTACGGAAAACGAAGACGGCGTTTCGTTCGATATCACGGCCATCGAGCACGACCCGGACAAGTACGCACGTATCGACACCGGCGCACGTATCGAAGACCGCCCGATCAGCGTTATTCCTCCGGGCGTACAGGCACCACCGGCTAACGTCCGGATCAGGGAGAACTCTGCAACCATTCAGGGGCTGGCTGTGGCCACGCTCTATGTAACGTGGGACAGAGCCGAGAGCGCTATTGCTTACGAAACGGAATGGCGCAGGGATAACGGTAACTGGATACCCGGCCCGCGAGTGTCAACGCTAGGCTTTGAAGTGCAGGGGATTTATGCCGGTCGCTATCAAGCCCGTGTCCGGGCAATAAACCCGGCAGAGATTTCGAGCGTCTGGGCCAACGCCCCGGAAATGGTCTTAAAGGGCAAGATAGGAGAGCCGCCAGCGCTGGCGAGCTTTACCACTGTTGGCCAGGTGTTTGGCATCGTGCTGAACTGGGCGTTTCCACCTGGTGCGGAGGATACACAGAGGACGGAGATCTGGTATAGCCGCCAATCGAACGGTAGCGGCAAAATGCACCTGGGCGATTACGCCTACCCACAGCGCAGCCACACAATGACCGGCCTCGCCGCTGGCGTAAATTTCTGGTTCCAAGCTCGCTTGGTTGACCGCCTGGGCAATGCCGGGCCATGGACAGCGTGGACGCAAGGCACATCGAGCGATGACGCCAGCGACGTACTGGGCTATCTAACCGGCCAGATAACACAAACTCAACTCGGCAAGGAGTTGCTGGGGCCGATAGAGGACGCCAGCAAGTTGCAGGATATGTGGGCCGTCAAGGTTGGTAAGACGGTAGACGGTAAACAATATCTGGCCGGGATCGGCGTAGGTGTTGAAAACACCCCGGAAGGCATGCAGAGCCAGGTGTTGGTAAACGCGAACCGATTCGCAGTTTTGAATTCTGTTGACGGCACAGCTTCTGGGGTATCTGTTCCATTTGCTGTTGATAATGGCCAGGTATTCATGAACTCGGCATTTATCAAAGATGGAACAATTACCAATGCGAAGATTGGAGAGTACATCCAATCGAATAATTATAATTGGGATAATCAAACAGGGTGGTCTATTAATAAGAATGGTAATGGTGTTTTTAATGGTATTACTGTTCGTGGTCATATTGAGGCATGGAGCGGATACTTTGCTGGTGAACTCCGTGCATATAATGGTTACTTTGGCGGGGAGTTGCGCGGAGCGGATGGATATTTTACCGGAACTGTTTACGCTGAAAAAATCCTAGGGGATGTCGTTTCAGCTGGATTATGGCCGCAAATGAATTTAGCTGGTGTGAATGATAATACGACTAGATTTTTTAGCGGTAGGTTACCATACGACAGTATAGTAATGATTCCATTTCTTTGTTTGACTACATACTTCACATCCGCTAATGCTACAGGCGAGTTTGTAGTATATGCTAATGGAATTGAGCATACGAGAATGGGATTTAATTCAAATCAAATATCTAGCACAAAGACTTCATTTAACGCCCCATTGATATTTGACGTTCCAGCCAATTCTAATCTAACAGTTACATTTTCTATTCAAAGTGTAGGTAAGGGGTATCCTATACAGAGTTCAGGTCCAATGGCCGTGATGGCATTCCGTAAAGGTCAAAACCGTTTCTCTTAGTAGTTATGGAAAACTAACAATCACCATCACCCGCCATTGAGCGGGTTTTTTATTGGAGAGTAAAAATATGGCAGTAATCAGCGGTGTATTAAAAGGCCCAATGGGTGACGCGCGTGTGGGGGTGGTAATCGAGCTACGTGCTGTCCGAACGTCTGCAACTGTAGTTATCCAGGCACGTTCTCAATCTGTTACTGACGCTACAGGCCGCTATACGCTGAGCGTTGAGCCTGGTCAGTATGATGTAATGATTACTGCCGCAGGTCGCCAGCCGGAGCGTGTGGGTGGTATTCAGGTAATGGTGAACTCGGCGACAGGGACGTTAAACGACTTCCTTACCATTCCTGGCGAGAGCGATCTTAACCCGGCCATTGTGGCCACAGTAGATCAGATGCGAGCAGACGCAGCGGCATCAGCAGCAGCGGCAAAAGTAAGCGAAAATAACTCAGCGGCAGCAATGGCAAATGCTCTTAGCAAAACGGTTATAACAGATCAAACTGTTGCTGGGATGGTGACATTTAACAAAGGTTCGGTCTCGCTTGGTGCTGTAGATTCAAAGGCATCTAGCCCTACAAATAATCCTGCTATGCGTTTTATGACCGATGCGAATGTAGAAAAAGTAGCAATTATTGCCGAGCAAGACCCAGTTGGAATACAGATTCGGTGGGCTGGGAAATCTCAGAGTGCTTTGTTTTATAATGATGGAACTGTTCGATTCCCTGGCGCGGTGCAGAGCGGCACAACGCCATTATTGAAAGCTGGTGAATATGGTATCGGTGGCGCAGCCTTGCCGTACTCGGGCAATATCGATGACGTCACTATCTCAACGGGGATGTATTTGGCTCTATCTGCATCAACAGGCACAAAGCCGCCAGGCTCTCCCACCGGTCATCTGACTGTATCCCGAGAGGGCGCGGCAGGAACTACGGTCAATCAGAAGTGGGTAGCGAACAATGATGACACGCTTTACATCAGACGCTTCTATCCTGGCGGCTGGTCAACATGGAAGAAAGTTTGGAGTGAAGGAAGCCTGCCAAACCCTATTAAAGTTGGGGATTATGGGCTAGGGGGATCCACGCCAGTAACCTACGCTGACTTAACAAATGCTGGCCAAAACATGTTTTTCAGGATCCCGTCAAATACTGTTGGTTCAGCTAGTGCAGCCGCCCAGGGTGGGATTATGGGAGGGTATGATAGCGGAGCTCGTTGGCAACTAAGTTGGGATCAAGGGGTATCAGTTCCAGTATTGACGACCAGGGTCAGAAATGGTTCAACTGGGGCATGGAGTCCGTTCTCGACGCTTTGGCACAGCACAAACACCACAGTAGACGCCAACGGCTTTATCAAGAAAGCCTCCCCGATCGTGAAGCTGTTCGGCACCGGTGAGAGCGAGCTTAACGATCAGAGCCAGGGCGTTACTACCGAGCGAGTTTCCGAAGGCGTCTATCGTATCTCTGGCACTCTCGGCTTTAATGCTGATGCAGAGTGGGGCGGGGTGGATGGCGGTATCGAAATCCCGACAGACCGCAACAAGCTTCCTCTCGTCTGGGTAGATTACGAAGTTGACGAAACAGGCGACCTGCTGATCAAGACATTCCACCGGGTTAACTCTACAGCGCCGAAGTTCGCCCAGAACGTGAAAATTGGATACAAGGAAGGTCAGCCTATCGACATTCCTGACGGTCGCTGGATTGATCTGCGTGTCGAGATGCCAGGCGGCGATGAGCCAGAGTATGAGCCGGTACCGGAAGACGAGGAAACGCCGGAAGTAGCTCCGGAGGTAACAGGGCCGGAAGTCGGCGAAGAACCGGCACCTATCGAAGAACCCAAAGAGTGATAGCAGTGCCGGGAGAAATCCCGGCCCATTGCAGGTGGTGCAAGACTGGCGATCGGCAGGCACAAAAAACCCGGCTCGGAGGCCGGGTGAGTAGGTTACATTTCAATGAAGTTCTGATGCGCTATCGTGAGGTATGTCAATCACAACTTGGATTGGTGCAGGCTCAATATCAGCTAACGATTTGGCGGTTAAACCCATTTCTTTGCATCGATTATATACACCTTTATCGTGTGTCCAGATTTCATCAACATTCAGAGAGAGAGCTATAGATATGATTTGTCGATCAAATTTAACTTTGTTTGCAGTGTCTGACTTCATCATCATCCTCAGCTCTGACAGTGACGGCATTTGGGCGCACTCAATTGCAGCGATTTCATCGAATGGGGCTATCTCAAAGCATGATTGCCTTTGAATGATATTTATGTGCGTTTGGTGCTCACTCTTATCAATCCCTATGAGATATTCAGCCAACACAGGCGTCGGGATGATAACTGAGCCACCGCTACTTTCCACCATATCTATTAGGGCCTCAATCCTTCTCTTTGGGTTCAGAATTTCCGCCCCATTTTCAGGGTTTGAAAGTTTGCATCCATCTCTCATTCCTGTGATGGCTTGCACCAAGATATTGGTATCGAAAATTATTCGCAATTTAGCGCCCTTAAAGCTATCAAGATGGCTTGTGCGTCATCTTCTTCTGTCCATTGATTTCCGGCTGCATTTTGCAGGGCTCTTAAAGTGGACTTAATACTGTTTTTTTGAAGAACCTCAAAAGATTCAACAGTTAATTTTTTTAGTTTCCACTTGCCATCTTTTTTAACCCACTCGCTATCACCAGAAAGTCTGACCTGTTTGAAAAGATGTGCGCCAAGCTTTGCAGCTAAAGCAGGAGTTGCCTCACAGTGATAAGTTTCACCGTTCGCTCCCTCCAACTTAACAGGCGCCGACTCATCTTTTCCACCGACGTTATAAAGCTTCCCTTGAACCTTTCCTTTCTTTCTGACAACAAAAGGTACTTCCTCTGTGATTGAAGGAAAATCCACAATGATAATTTCTTTATCATTGATAATCTTGGCATCAAATCTGTCCTGCGAGAGGAGTTTGACAAGCTTTAGGTATGCTCTTCCGGAGTTTGCCGCTTGAGATGTAGATCGTTGTATAACTGCATTGTATGAGGCTTCATTATCCACCCAGGTGTTTAAGCACGCTGATCCCTCGCTCACATCTTTGAAGTGAACGGCATCTTCAGAACCATAAAGCTCCGACAATGCTGACAGATACTGTCCAAGACGTGCCATGGGCAGTGTCTCTGGGCTAGTTCCATCAAGTTTAAGAATCAGGCGATTATGCTTGCCCATGGATTTTGTTAACACCTCAATATCAGTTTAAAAAAAAGCCTATCATTACAAGTTCATTGTTGTGCACCAGAGATCGGACGTCAATCCGTTTTTTCCGGCTTTACATGGCAGGCTCGTTTTTTCACCTACCCAATGAGCCCTTCCAGCTATGGGCTATGACCACTGCATGATAGAACGTACTATTTACTTCTCATATTCTGTAATTATATTCAGTGGTTGCTATAGGTAGAACGGAAGGCATTGCAGTTTAATGATAGCGCACAGCCGCAATGATTACGGCGGAGGGGGTAGGTAGCGGTTGACCGTAAGCCAACTGCCAATCCCCGTCACGATAAGCATAAAGCCAATACCAATCACCTGCAGGCCGAACAGTAAAGGATGGTAGTTTCGGATCCGGTGTTGGCATTGGCTCTGCTACCGTGGGGTAGTAAATCCGCACCCCTTCAATGATGGTGCTGCTGATCGGATTCATTCTGACTGGAACCAATCTTCAGCACTTTCCCATGTCTCCTGCAATATTTCCTCGATCGCTTCACGGTCAGCCGGTGTCGCCCTACCTACTGATAGCCCATCCATGCCACCCATCCGAACGGTTGCCACTGCGTCAGGAAACTTACGCTGTAGGCGCTTGTTCAGTTCAACGGCCAGCGCTGAGGCGGCCCCCTCCGGCAGTTTCTTTTTCTTATCGATGATCACTTCAACATGCAGCATGGTTTTATCCTCAATCTAAGATTTTGAATTCGTTATGCTCAATGCCTGCCTCGATGTAATCGACACGTTTCTGTAGTTCGCTAATGAGAGCTTTGGCGACATCCAGGCGGATCATTACCTGCTGATCAGGGAAGTCGCTCGCGTGATTGGGGAAGATGGCGGTCATCGTGTCGGTGAAGGATGAGTGCAACAGGACAAACTTACCATAGGCGCTATGCTCCACCTCAAAGTCAGTTAACAGCCGCATACCCTGTAGTTCGTTTTGTTGTTTCATGCTCTGCACTCACAAATTATCATACTGTTTATTTGTACAGTCAAATCGCTAGCTTTTCAACTTTGATTTTTGCAAAGTGTCAAATTTTTCGTGTAGCGACTTCGGGTACAGCGCAGTATAGACCTGCCACAGTGTGTTGAGATTTTTATGCCCGGTCACCTGGGCAACTTCCTCGATACTAAAACCCGCCTCAAACAGTCGGCTGGCTCCCTCCCGGCGCAGATCGTGATAACGGAGGTCTTCAATCCCTAAGCTCTTTCTAACTTTATAAAATGAAACGCTTATTGATTTTGAGTTATATGGAAAAATATATTCAGAGGTTTTAGGCTGTCGCGCCACGATCTCCCACGCCTCTCCCAATAGCGGGACGGCCATGTGGTTACCTACCTTTTTACGCGGATCTTTCCGGTCACGAACGAGTACCGACCTTTGCTCGTTATCCACGTCATCCCATCGGATTTTGCAAACCTCACCGACCCTCATGCACGACAGTATGGAGAAATTAAAAATATCGGTGAACGGTATCCGAGATTGCGTGTACCCCTCTCTTTTAGCAAGCGCCTCAGTGATGCGCTCTATTTCATCCGCCTCAGGCCTGCGGGTGCGCCGTTGCGACTTTGAGATTAGCCCCATATTGTTGAGCATTGGCCGCGCGGTGCTGACTGGGTTATCGGTGTACTCGATCCCATAGATTGGTTTTGCAGACGAAAGAACGGTACCGAGGTAGCTTAAATCGTGAGATATCGTGGCCGGACTCAAGCCCTTTGAGGCGCGGTATCTGCAATGTTCGATGATATCGCTAGATTGGAGGCTTGATAGGGGGATCGACGCAATATCGCAACTGAGTAGGGTGTTGAGAACGAATAGCTTGTCTTTTCCAGACCGCTGGCCGGTGCCTGGATCAGCTAGATATTTTTGGATGAGTTCGCCCACGGTCATATTTACCGAGCCATTTTCATTCGGCACCCCATTTTTTTCTATCTCAGCAACGCGATTTGTTCCCCACGTTTTAGCCAGTGACTGTTTGCTAAAGGTGCGGTTCTCTCTGTACAGGTATTTGCCTTTCTCTTTGACGCCAACAGTGCAGCGGTACCGGGCTGTGCCGTCTGCTTTGAGCCTTTTTTCAATGCTATAGTAAGCCAT